CAAGGCATACATGACGTGCCCGGAATGTGGCGGTGTGATCGAGGAACGGCACAAGACCGACATGCTCAACGGTGGGGAGTGGGTGCCCACTTGCGCGGAAAAGGCAGACCCGGCAAGGCGCGGCTATCACATCAGCGCGCTGTACTCGCCAGTCGGCTGGAAATCGTGGGCAAAGATCGCGCGCCAGTGGGTAGAAGCTCAGGGCAGCCCGAAAAAGCTGCAAGCGTTCGTCAACAACGTGCTGGCCGAGACATGGGAGGAAGCCTACAGCTCGAAACTCGACGCGGACAGCCTATCGAAGCGAGCCGAGCCGTTTGACCTGCTGACCGCACCGGCGGGTGGGCTAGTATTGACGGCTGGCGTGGACGTTCAAGAGAACCGCATCGAGATCCAGACAGTCGCTTGGGGCATTTCCGAAGAAGCCTGGATCGTGAACTATGCCGTGATTTTCGGCGACCCGTCCCGCTTTGAAATATGGCAACAGGTGCTCGATGTCATCAATACGCCGATACGCCACGCATCGGGCGCGGACATGCACGTCTATGCTGCCGTGGTGGACTCAGGCGACGGTAACAAGACCAACGAGGTCTATAGTTTCACGCGCCAGCATAGAAACCGCCACATCCTGGCTGGCAAGGGTATGTCTGGCAGCAGGCCGCCGATAGGCGCACCGACGAAGCAGGACATCAACATACGCGGGCAGAAAATCAAGAGCGGGGCGCATCTCTACCCGATTGGCGTGGATAGCATCAAGTCCACGATCTACGGCAGGCTGAAACGCCCCGAGGAAACTGGCGCGGGGGTGTTTCATTTCCCGCTGGGCTTGCCAGAGGAATACTTCGATCAGCTCACATCGGAAAAACAGGCGACAAAATTTGTCAACGGAATGCCGAAGCGATTCTGGACGAAGAAGGACAGCGACCGAAACGAGGCATTGGATACCCTTGTTTACGCTTATGCGGCACTGCATTATTGTTATTCGAGACACAATCGCTCAAGTTTTTGGCAGCAAATGTTGTCAAGACTGGAAAAAAAAGCCGAAATAGTACAGAATAATGCGCTGGAAGCGCCCGCCGCACCAGAAATACCGGTTGCGCCGGGTAAAATCTCGCTCAACGGATGGAGGCGCGGATGAGTCGCAGGGATTATGCTCAAGAATTTGCCTGTCTTGCCAAAGAAGTCGCTGGAATAGGTCAAGATCAGGCGCAAAGGTTCGAAAAGGCGCTGCGCGAGCGGTTTGGAGGTGAAACTGCCCGAATTTTTCCCAGGCCTGCACTCACACTAGATCGTATCAACGCAGAATTACGAAACCGCAAGCCTGTTGCTGTGATTGCCGCTGAATCTGGCGTAAGCAGGGCAACAATTTACCGCTATTTGAAGCCGAAAAAGTCGCAGAGTGACGCGCCCTGAGACGCAACAAAGACTAGAATCTGAAAATCATGCCCGGAATAACACTCGCCCAAGCCCAAACGCAGCTCGACGCCTATCTGGCGGCAGAAACAGCCGTTTTAGCCGGTCAAAAATACGAAATTGCAGGCCGTGTGCTGCAACGCGCCGATCTTGCGCAGATTCAGGCCGGTATAGAACTATGGAACCAGCGTGTAGAAGCGCTGGCAGCGCGAGCCAGTGGCAGCCGCCGCGCTATCGTTGCGCGACCGGGCTGGTAGCATGAAAAAACAGCTAAAGCAGAGCATTATTGAGCGAGCTATCGCTCAGATTTCACCCCAATGGGCATTAAAACGTCACCAGGCGCGTACAGCGATGGCGCTCACTGGCGGATACTCAGGCGCTGGATACCATGAGCGCATGACGTACTGGCAGCCCGGTACTGGCGACAGTGACTGGGACACGATCCGCGACCTGAAAGAGCTCAGGGCTCGCAGCCGTGATCTGGTGCGTAACTCGCCGATTGCATCGGGCGCTATCGAGACGCAGGTCACTCACGTAGTCGGCTCCGGTCTATCCCTCCAGTCCAGGATAGACGCTGAACGCTTGGGCATGGAAGACGAGGAAGCCAGCGAATGGCAAAGTAATACCGAGCGCCTGTTTACCATGTGGGCAGAGTCCGAGTTTGCGGACGCATTTGACCAGCAGAATTTCTACGAGCTGCAAGACTTGGCATTTCGCAGCCGACTAGAGTCTGGCGATAGTTTTGTCGTTTTGGCTGGCGTGAATCGCCCGGACTGGCCGTTTACTATCGCATTGCAGATCATCGAAGCGGATCGCATATCCAACCCTAATTTGGCGGGTGACACCGACCAGATGACCGCCGGAATTGAGAAGAACGCAAGCGGCCAGCCTATTGCTGTTCACATCGCCGACCGTCACCCAGGCCGAGGCATTCCGACGAGCAAAATGAAGTGGCAGCGAATTGCCATTTACGGCAACAGTGGCCGCAGAAACGTCATTCACCTGATGCGCAAGCTGCGCCCAGGCCAGACCCGTGGTGTGCCAGAACTGGCGCCGATTATCGAGCAGCTCAAGCAGCTATCCCGCTACAGCGAGGCCGAAGTCGATGCAGCCGTCAATAGCGCCGTGTTCGCGCTGTTTGCCAAGATGGACCCAGATACGTTCACGGACGTATTCGATGATACTGCTCAGCAAGCAGTGCTCGACTCAGCAAAGCGCTGGGACGGCACGATCAAAAGCGGGGCTGTAGTAAACCTGCTGCCCGGCGAGAGCATCGAAAGCCCGGTGCAGAATAGGCCGAATCCGAACTTCGATCCGTTCGTGAGCGCCGTAATGCGCCAGATCGGCATCGGTTTGAACATTCCTTATGAAGTGCTGAGCAAGCATTTCCAGAGCAGCTACAGCGCAGCCAGAGCAGCCTTGCTTGATGCCTGGCGCACGTTCCGCGTTCGCCGCGAATGGCTTGCCGCCAAGCTATGCCAGCCGGTGTATGAAGAATGGCTGGCTGATGCTGTTGCGACCGGTCTGGTTGCAGCGCCTGGCTTTTTCGCCGACCCGATGATCCGTAAGGCATGGTCAGGCGCGAAGTGGAACGGCGACGGTCCAGGCTCGATTGACCCAGAGAAGGAAGCCAGAGCAGCGCGCGAGCGCATGGATATTGGCCTGACTACGCTGGCCGAGGAAATCGTGGCCTACGATGGCGGCGACTGGGAAACGAAACATCGCCAGCAGGTTGAGGAAAAAGAAGCGCGCATCGAAGGTGGGCTAATTGCGCCTGTGACCATGCCGCTACCGGGTGCAGCCGCACCGATCATGACGCAATACGACAACGATACTAACGAAAGCTCAGATAGCGAGGATTGATATGTCTAATTTCATTCAAACTGGCCTTCCCGACAAATTCCCAGTCAGGATATTTGAAACCGGCGTCAACGCTGTGTCAGCCGGTACACCTGGCGGTGGCTGGGTTTCCGGCAACCCGGCAAGTTTGGCGGCGTCGGCTAGTGTCACTTGTATATTCGACTTAGGGCAAGACTGGCACCAGTTTGTAGCGGTAGCCATTGGCATATTGTCGTCTGGTACTTCCACCGGCTTTAATGCTGTTCGTGTATCGAGCTCAGACACATCAACAATCAATCCGGCGCGCAGACTCAAAGATATATCGCAAGCGGGTATCAACCCACTTAATGCAACGGTAACAACCTCCGAGGGCGCGCATCAAGTCAATGTTAGGCCGGTGGGGCGCTATTTGTTTGTTGCTTTAACTAACGCTGATGCGACAAACGCACAAGATGCGAACGCTCGGGTTACTATTGCGGCTTATCCCTCTTGATGAAAGTCGCGCTTGCGTGTGGTTTTGAAACACTTCACCGCCTAGAATCTAACCTATGACACTTGTTGACTTTCTAACCGCGCCCTGGGCTATCTTGCCTGATCGACTGCTTGAAATACAGGCGATCTATTCCACTCATTTGCGCGGCGAAAAGATAGACATCGCAGCCATCGAAGCGCGCCTAGGCCGGCCACTAGCCAACGATCAGCAAGAATACACGGTGCGCGACGGTGGGGTAGCTGTCCTGCCCATTTCTGGCGTCATTTCGAACAAAGCCAATATGTTCACCCGCATATCGGACGGCGCATCAGCGCAGTTGTTGACGCAACAGCTTGCGAGCATGCGCGCTGATCCGCGCGTGAAGTCTGTCGTTCTCGATTTCGACACCCCTGGCGGTTCGGTGTTCGGCATTCCGGCCATGGCCTCAGAGATACGCGCCTTAGCCAGCGAGAAGCCTACCGTAAGCGTTAGCACTGGCATGATGGCATCAGCCGGGTACTGGACTGGAAGCGCAGCGAATGCCGTGTACCTGTCTGGTGAGACCGATTACATGGGCTCGATTGGTGTAGTCGCTACGCACAATTATCAGCCGAGAGACAAGTCAGTCACCACCGAGATTACGGCAGGCCGGTACAAGCGGATTGCCACCGACAACGAGCCGCTGAGCGATGAAGGCCGAGCCTACCTGCAAGGCCAGGTTGATCAGATTTATTCGGCCTTTGTCGATGCTGTAGCCACCAATCGCCGCGTGAAACCAGATCAGGTTCTGGAGCGCATGGCCGATGGTCGCATCTTCATTGGCCAACAAGCCATCGACGCCGGTCTGGCCGATGGTTTTGCAACCGTTGAAACGATGGTCGAACGCCTAGCGTCCGACCCGACGAAGTACGCGAGCCGCCGCAAGGCTGTATTCGCGCTGGGAGGGATTACTGAATCAGCCGGTGCTGCTGATGACGAAACCCGCCCAACAATTGTTGACGAGCCGGTGCTGCCCGTCGAATCCGAAACCACACCGAAAGGAAAAGCAATGAACCCTCAAGAGCTAGCCGCAAAATTCGCGGCAGAAAGCCCCGAGGCTTATGCGCTGATCCGTGCCGAAGGAGCCGACGCTGAGCGCGCCCGCATCCAGGCGGTACGCGAGCAGGCCATGCCTGGGCATGAGAAGTTGATCGACGCACTGGCGTTTGACGGTCGCACTACTGCGCCCGAAGCCGCTGTGCAGGTACTGGCCGCCGAAAAAGCGCGCCTGGGCGCATTCGCTTCTACACGAACCAACGACGCACCCCCGCCCGTTGCTCATGCAGCAGCGCCTGAATCCGAAGACAAGCCCGTGAGCAATATCGGCAACAACGGCATAATCGGACCTGGTGTCGATTCAGCAGCGCTCGATGCAGCCGCAAGAAATTATCAGTCTAACCATCCCGGCACGTCCTACCTGGACGCCGTTAAAGCCGTTCAGAAAGGAGCCTAATCATGGCAGCTTCGAGTACCAATACCCTAGTCCTGAGCATTGTGGCATCTGCCGCTATTACTCAGTTTCGAGCGGTGAACGCAGCAGGCGCAGTGCCAGCAGCAGCAGCTCACTCTATCGGTCCCGCCATGAATGGCGCGGCCTCTGGCGATGCTGTTCCTGTTGTTGCGCTGGGCACGGCCATCGGTGAAGCCGGTGCAGCCATTACTGCCGGTGCATTGCTGGAAACCAACGCCAGCGGCCAGTACATCACCCGCTCAGCCGGTGCAATTGTTGGCCGTGCGCTGACTGCCGCAGGTGCAGCCGGTGACCAGATCGAATTTTTGATTATCCCGAACTAATTTTAGGAGCAAAACATGCCTCAACTCACTCTAGCTCAGGCACGGGTAATCAATCCTGTCCTTACTTCCATCGCTCAGGGCGTCAGTCAGAATACCTTGGTCGGTTCGGTTCTTTTCCCGGTGGTTAATGTTGGCCAGCGCGCTGGTAACATCATCACCTTCGGTCGCGAAGACTTCATGCAGTATTCTGGCCTCGTTCGCGCCCCTGGTGGTGCCACCAAACGAGTGCAGGTCGGCTACGGCAGCAGCCCTTTTTCGCTGATCGACTACTCGCTTGAGGGTTCTCTGCCTATTGAAAACTTGCAGGAAGCCGAAGCCAGTGCCAACGGTTTCAGTATTGACATGGCAACCGTGACGCTGAGAAAGACCATCGGCATCATGAATTTGCGCCTTGAGATCGCTCAGGCCACCCTGGCTACCACGCTGGCGAACTATCCTGCCAACAACCGCGTTACGCTGTCCGGTACTGCGCAGTGGTCGGATTATTCTGGCGTTTCTAACCCAGCCGGTGTTGTTGAAACAGCTAAAGAGCAGATTCGCGCCAGCACTGGCAAACGCCCGAACGTCATGGTTCTCGGTCCTGTTGTATTTGCTCGCTTGCGCCAGCACCCGCAGATTCGTGATTACATCAAGTACTCCAACCGTGAAGTAGCCACCGCTGCCATTCTGGCCGAGTTCTTTGGTGTCAGCCAGGTTATCGTTGCTGATGGTGTCCAGGCGACTGATGCCGGTGTGCTATCTGATGTCTGGGGCAAGCACGCCATTCTGGCCCACACCGAGAGCGATACGCTAGCCAACATGGGAGCACCCACCTTCGGTTACACGTATAACCTAGGTGGCTATCCGTTGGTGGAAGAACCTTACTATGACCGCAACCACAAAACTTGGTACTTCCCGATTACTCGCGCGGAAGCCCCGGTTATTGCT